GTATGGTGGGGACAATAAATATTAACTGAAAAAAATTAAAAGACAATGGCTTGTAATCTTACAGCTGCGATTGGATTGAACTGTAAAGATACAGTTGGTGGAATCAAGGCAATATATTTTAGTGACTTTCAGGTAGAAGGATATTCAGAAATGACATTTGCTTCTGGTGTGCTAACTGGCATCGGAGTAGCTCAAACTGTTTACAGATATGATGTGCAGCCGAATACAGCTTCACTCACTACAACAGTGACTAATGAACCAGCTGGATCTGCATCATATGATTCAGCTCTGGAGATCACATTGAATATCTTGAAGCAAACAACATCTGAAGAATTGCAATTGCTAATTCAAACGAGAGTATTTGCTTACATCTTAGATGCGAATGATAATGTGTATTGCATTGGACTTCAAAATGGATGTACTGTGACTGGTGGAACATTTGTAACTGGAGCAGCCAGAGCAGATATGCAAGGATATACATTAACTGTGACAGCTGGAGAATCTGAATATCCTCCAACTATAACTCCAACTGATTCTTCAGATATAGATACTTGGCCATTTGATGGTATTAATGCTGGAGCTGGAGCTGCTGACTTTACTGTGACGAATCCAACATAGAATCTAAAATAACCAACTGAAAGAGGGGTGGCGATTCGCTTCTCCTCTTTTTTTTTAACTAAAAAAAACATATATTTGAAAATATGGTACAACTTACACAAGGAGAAAATATTTTGTATCTTAATATAAGTAATTACAACGATGATCTTGGAGGCATTACACCATCATATAATATCATATTGACAGATGAATCAACAAATAATTCTAAGACGTTTACACTAGATATTTCTATTGCTGGAGGTGGATGGAATGGAAGAACTTTGAAAGGTCTGGTAACAATAAATGATACAGTAACTGAAGATGTAGATGAGGCAGAAATATTTTTGAAGCAACCCGAATTTCTGGAGGGATTTTATCAGATGGAAATCCTAGAATATCTTGAACATAATTATACAGTCGTCGGAAAAAATTTAGCGCACTTGGAAAGGGTATCTGGAGAAGATGGTTACAATAGATTTGAATCATATAGCGATTCGGTAAATTACAAAGCTTATGAAGAATAATAAAAGCGATTTCTCAGTAATGGGAATGCCAGTGCATGACGTTCCACAATTTGAAGAAGTACAAGGAAAGAATTGGATATCATATGGCTCTGATGATTGCTATGGTGACTATCTTGAGAGCTTGTATCTTGGATCTTCAATACATTCAGCAATTGTGAATGGTGTTGGATCTATGATATACGGTAAAGGATTGGATGCGGTTGAAAGAGATGATTCAGATGGTAACAAAGAGCAGTGGTTGAGACTTCAATCTCTTTTGAATAGCAGTGATGATGATTTGCTCAAGAAATTAGCTATTGATCTGAAGCTATATGGACAATGTTATGTGAATACGATCTGGAATAAAGCAAGAACTTCAGTTGCTCAGATGAAACACTTGCCAGTGCATACTTTGAGAGCTGGTGTTGCAGATAGTGAAGGCAAGATACATGATTGGTATTACAAAAATTCTTGGGCAAGGTCAAATGATAGAGTAAAACCGAATGTATTGAAATCTTTTTCATCTGAAGATCGTACAGCAGCATCCACTGTTCTCCAGATAAAAAGATATGCTCCATCTTTTCATTATTATGGGTTGCCAGATTACGTTGGATCAACTGGATATATTGAACTGGATCACGAAGTGCAATCTTTCCATTTGAACAACATCAAAAATTCGCTTATGCCAAGTATGATGCTGAGTTTTTCTAATGGTATTCCAACAGATCAAGAGAGAGCAGATATTGAAAGAAAAGTTTATGAGAAATTCTCTGGAAGCAACAATGCTGGAAAGCTCTTAATCACCTTTAATGATGGGCCAGAGACAGCTCCAAAAATTGAGCCAATTGCAAGCAATGGATCTGATGATATGTACACATATTTGAGCACTGAGATCACAAACAAAGTGCTTTCTGGTCATAGAGTGACATCACCACTATTATTTGGAGTGAGAGGTGGTGGAAATTCTTGGGGTTCTAATGCTGATGAATTGAATGATTCTTACAGTTTATTTCACAATACAGTAGTGGAGGAATTTCAAGATATTTTGCTCAAGGGATTAGAAGAAGTGTTTGTTGCAAATGCAATCAATCTTGACTTATTCTTTATTCCATCTAAACCAGCTAACTTCATAAATATTGATGATGACACTACGGAGGTTGTAGAGCCACCAAAAGAAGAAATGAGTACTGAGATACCTAAACCAGATGAAAGTTGCTTAGATGCTCTTATTTCGCTTGGTGAGGATGCTCCAGAAGGATATGAAGTGATAGATGAGCGTGAAGTGGATTATGATGATGAAGATAGGCTTGATGGAATGATTCATGGAGTGAATTTAGCTTCAGTTATTCCAGCCACAAGCGATCAATCAAAAGAGCAAGATAATCCACTGTTCAAGATTCGCTATCAATATGCTCCGTTGAAGATAAATCAGATGGAATATGACAGCAGAGATTTTTGCGTGAAGATGGTTGGAGCTGCAAAGTATTATACAAAGGAAAATATCTACAAAGCTGGTAGAACAGCAGTCAATTCTGGTTGGGGGCCAGATGGAGCAAAGAAATACGATATCTGGCTGTACAAAGGAGGTGGATCATGTGCGCATTATTGGAGCAGATTCACGTTCTTAAAGAAAGATGATTCAAGAATCACTGCAAAGCAAAGACAAGCTATCATAAATGAACTATCTCCTGATGAAAGGAAAGCAGTAACACCAAAAAAGAATGATCCAAAAGTTGCGAAGCGACCAAGAGATATGGAAAACAGAGGATTCTTACCCTCTAACAAAGCTGCTCAGAATATAAAAACTCCAGTGAATTACGTGAAACCAAAAGCAGACAATTAATCATGGCAAGTACAACAATCGTATTGGTATCTCCATCAAGAGTAAAGAGAGATACATCACTTGGTGGATCGGTGGATCCAAACGTTCTTTTTCCAGCTATTTTACAAGCTCAAGAAAAATGGATTTTGCCAGTGCTTGGAACAGATCTTTATAACAAGATAAAAACACTGATTTCTGCTGGAACAATAGATGATGCTGGAAACGAAGTTTACGCAACTTTATTGAATACATACATCATACCATGTTTGGTGCAATTTAGCTTCATGGAGGTGATACCAGTGTTGAGAGTAAGATTCGTGAATAATGCTGTTGTAGCCATGAATACTGAACAAGGTGGATCAGTATCATATGATGATATCAAGCCTCTCATATCAACTGCTAGAGATATTGCATCATGGTATAAAGAAAGATTAATTGACTATCTATGTGCAAATTCCTCAACATATCCAGAATTTACAAGCAATACATTTCCAGATGTTTCTCCATCTTCAGCAAACTACACTCAAGGATTAAATGTGGAACAATCTTACAACAAATCAGAAGCAGAAGCATTATTGAGATTAATTACTGGGCCAAGAGTATGAAACCTAATAAGCGCACCAGAGCTAATATCAAAAAATTAAAGAAATATATCAAGAAACATGGCAACAAAAAAAGTAACACAACTGACAGCAGCCACAAGTGCTGCGGATTCAGATCTGGTGATGATTGTCGATGTAGATGATACAACTATGTCTCCGGATGGTACGAATAAGCAGATTACCAAAGCAAATTTATTTACCGGGGTTGGTGGTGGCATCGTGGAATCTGTTAAGATATCACTCGACAATGCCGATATTTTAGCACTACACACTACACCCATTCTATTAAAGGCAGCCGAAGCCACAAAAATAATAGTGCCAGTTTCAATGATTGCGGTTTCAACGTATGCGTCAGGTACGGAGTCTTCATCAAATAGTTTATATATTGGATGGGATGCATCGTCAGCAGGAACAAGTGATTATTGGGCGTATGCAAGACAGTGGATGAATACAATAGCTAGCGGAACACGCACCTTTGTAACTGGAGGTCAAGCGAACTCAGGTTCTTCAAATGCATTTGAGTTCGATTTGGTAAATAAAGATTTTGAGATTTGGGCAAATGCTGCTTTTAACGGAGGGTGGAGTTTGGACGTTTATTTTTCATATTATATGCAAGACGAATGATGAGTGAAATAATAGTTGTTGCAGTTTCATGCTTTGTGGGAATACTTGGAACTTGGATCAAAATGACAAATGATGTCACTGGAATAAAGGCGCGATTATATTCACTGGAGAAACAAGAAGGAGAAGTGAAATCATTACTCAAAGAATTATGTGTTGGTATGCAAGAAATTAAAATATTATTAGCAGAAAAAGGAATTAAATAAATATATATATTATGACAGATTTTATTATTGAAAACTGGGCAGAGCTTCTTCTTGGAATTTTAGCTTTCTCCAAAATTATCGTCAATTTGACGCCCACAGAAAAAGACAATCAAATCTTTGGATATCTGGATATACTGATAACAGCTATCACTGGGGATCGTAGAAAGAAGAAGTGAACAATGCACTTCTGAAATTGCTATCTAATTTCGATCTATCTCAGATCTTCAAAACAAAAGGAGATTTAAGGAGATGGAGTGCAAAACGCTCACTGGGTGGATTGATTTGTATAACAGCTTGTATTCACATAACAGAAAACGAACTAACATGGCAAGGAGTAGCACTTGCCTTTGTTGGTGTTCTTCCATTGTGCTTATCATTCTATGAAAAAAACTGAATACTGGACTTCAAATCAGACTACTCACGATGGATTCATTTCAGCGGTTATATTCACTTATATTCCTAAATGCGACCGAGATTAAACGGAAACATATTAGAGGCATATAGAAGGCTTGTAAAGTCTGAGAGACGAATCTTAATTATAGGTGACGTACATGAGCCATATTGCAAAAAAGGATACAGAGAATTTTGCCAGAAAACGTATATTGAGAATAATTGCAATCAAGTTATCTTCATAGGTGACTTGGCAGATCATCAATATGCCTCGTTTCATGATTCAAATCCTGATCTATCTGGAGGGAAAGATGAACTTGAATATGCCATTGCTGAAATCCACAAATGGCGTGATGCTTTTCCAGTTGCAGATGTAATCATAGGCAACCATGATAGGATCATTGCCAGAAAGCTGTTCAAAGCTGGAGTACCATCACAATGGCTCAAATCATACAATGAAGTTCTTGGAACAAATTGGAACTGGACAGAGCGCATTGTGTACGATGGAGTGCAATACATACATGGTGAAGGAGGTACTGCATCAACAAAGGCAAAGAATGACATGATGAGCACTGTTCAAGGCCATATTCACACTCAATGTTATGTGCAATGGTTCTCAGGTCAGAAAAGGATAATGGCCATGCAGACTGGATCTGGAGTTGATCGTGATAGTCTTGGGATGTCCTATGCTAAGGCATTCAAATTCCAACAATTAGCTTGTGGAGTAGTTATTGGAGGTCACACAGCATTCAATGTAATGATGCCGCTGTAACAGAAAGAGAGCCACATAATATAAGGCGATATATTGTGCAGCTCTCCAACTAAACAGATGACAAAGCAGAATGGGATACCCTGAAATCTGCTCAAATATAGCATAAATTTAATTAATCCACTAAATGTGGGTTTTTTTTTGCTCTGTATTCTCCAGTAAACACTAAGAAATCAAAGAAATATTAAAGAAAATCATAATTAATTGTTAAAGTATAGAGATTATCATGTATATTTGTATATAATTAATAAATAAAAAAGATGAAATTTTCAAAAAAACAACTTCAAGTGATAGCATACTCAATCTCACTTCTTGAAAGTGATGGAGATAATGAGTTATCAGCAAGTACAAATGTAGATATGCAGCAGATACTTGGAAAATTACAAGAGGTCGGAATTTGGGGAAACGTAGAATAATTAATAATCAAATCAAAATGAAAAATTTAGAGCAAAAAATCAAGTCGCTTAGTGAGGGTACAAAGTTTAATATTCCATTAATTGAATCGCGTGGTAAATTAGAAAGAGTTACAGATAAGGCAATTCAAATTAACTGTGTGAATAATGGAATGGTTTGGATTCCTAAGAGCCAAATTTGTGACATAGATGAAACTACTGGAGAAATTCTATTAAGCACTTGGATTGAGCAAAAGATAAACCGACTTGCAAAAACTTCAAGCGGAGCATACTAATCATAAAATCAAATCAACATGAACATTAAAAATATAGCTATTGAAATCATGAACATTGAGCAAATGATTGATGATGAAATAAGCGCAGATGGATCTCCACTCTCTAATGAAGAATTAGATGCTTTATATTCGGAGCTAAAAAAATTGCACAATCTAAAAAATAAACGTAATCACTTTCAAGATATGGAAGTGGAGATATTTGATAATCCTAATTTCAAAATAAAAAAATAATGAATCCAGAAACGAACACCCGAAACAAAAGAACTTTTACGCCATTACAATGGGCGCACTATAACGGACAAAAAAACTTAGCAAAGTCTATAGCAAAAAAATTTAACAATAAAACCAAATCAAAATGAAATTTAATAAATACACACAGAATTTATCTGTCGTTTATAAGGATGATGGAAAATATATTAAAAGCTATGACACGCTTGTAGCAAAATGCGAATATCCTAAAATGATTCAGTTAGGGTACTGGAGCATGACAACACAGAAACATATTAATTATGCAGCTAAAGAATTAGGATTAATTTTAATTAAGAAATAATGAAAAGCACACTGGAAGAAAAAATGAAGTATCTGAAGCAAGAAGCAGAATCAGATATGTTCTATAATAGAGACCGCATGTATGACAACCCAGATACAGATGTCACATACTATGAAAGACGATATGCTGAATCAAAAGCATATTACAGAGGTATCATGGACACACTTAATTTAATCGCACAAGATCAAGCAAAATGAAAAATTTAAACATTTTCTTTGGGCCTTGGGAAAAGAACATGATCCAGATCAACAAATTTGAAAATGGAAATGCAGAAGGATATATTGCATTTTTCAGATTGCATATTATATGGTACTGGAAACACAAATCAAATCAGCGTTACCACAAAACAATTAAATTTTAATATCATGAAAAATTCAGTAAAAAAAGAACTCAGTGAATACATCACAGAACGAGTTGCAGAGATCCACAAGTATGAAGGTAATGAGATGGAGGATTTGCACTTTCACTTATTCAATGAGGATTATTACATCATAGGATATTATCAGGCAGCTGAGTGGCTTAAAACACATGGCATCAGTGAATGGGAAGCCATCCAAACATGTCAAGAATATGAAAAAGATCACTTTGGAGAATCAACAATATATGACAATGCTGAAAAGACTGTTAATATGTTAGTTTACATCTGGGGTGCAGAATTACTCAGTGACATGAATTTATTGTAGTTTTATTTGTATCTTTACCATCTAAACAATGACAAATGGACTTAATTGAAACAACAAGAATACTGAAAAGGATCTTAGAACAAACTGAATACTCTATTGAGTACAATGGCAAGAGGTTGGAAGATGCTAAGAAAGAATGCATCAAGGATTCCAACACGAAGATGTGGATAGAAGCGAATGAGGAAAGGATGATTCGCTACAATGAAGAAGTGGATGCTCTCAGACAAGCGATCTACTCTATTGAAAAACAACAAGAATTTCAATATTGGAAAGAAAATTTAATAACCCCTAAAACATAAAACATGGGAATCAAGAAAAGTGAGCTGAAGCAACTCCAACAAACTGCTTCAAACATGGTCAGTACATTAACTGAAATGACTTTACAAACTGGAGAGCTTTCAACAATAGCTACCAAGCTAACAGATCGAGCTGAGGCAAACCAGAAAAAGTCCTCAATTGATATGGCTCAGGACATGAATGATGTGATGATTGAACTTTCAACATCTCTGGGTATAATCGGATCCGCTTTACAGAAAGCATTAAAAATTAAATAAACTAAAACAGATGACAAATTTCAATACAGAGATACATGAAAAAGTATCACTACTAGCAAAGGGAACAACCGAGATTATAGATCGCAATCTTTCAACACTAAAATCTGAATCAAATCACAAGAGAAAGAAAATGATGATGGGAATGTTGAATGGATCTAAACTGCTATCAATCACGATTGGTAATATGGTCACAACTGAAGATGAGCAGAGTGTAGTAATTTCAACCTTGATCCAGAGCTTGACGAATACTTACAAGGTATGCTTTCAGTATGGTGTTCAATTTACCACAACTGATGGATTGCTTAATGCATGGCAGAGTGGATTAAGCTGGGCGCAAAAACGTGAAGCAAAACCAACCTCATCATCAAATGATGTGCTTAATCTATTTGATCATGAGTAAAGAAAATTTAATCAATAGAATAACCTTACTTGATACTGGTTGTTATAGGCGAGATTGTGAAGGTAACATATACAGACACGAACCGCCAAAGTTTAGAAGTACGTTGTTTGAAGTGTATAATAATCTCAGCGAAGAAAAATTGAAAACTTTGCTCAATACAAGACTAAATAACATTGTAATGAATAAAGAAGATGATCAATTACCATATAGTGACTGCTGTGGATATGAAACCACAGAAACTGAAATGGGAATATGTCCGGACTGTTTAGAACATTGCGAATTTTTAACTGATGAATCATGAGTAAAGAAATAAACACAGAAACAGCTGCTTTTTATCTTCAAGACTACATTGAATCTATTAATCCGGATGGTGCATTTGAAGAATCAAGAAAATATAGCGCACAACAGTATATCCAGTATATTATTAACTGGCATGTAGAACCAGCTCAGAACGATTCTAAGCGCAATACAGAGCATCATGAACAAAAGTGATAGCAACACAAGGCAAGTGGATAAAACTCGCTTAAAAGAGGGTTTTACACCTTTACATCATGAAGAATGGATTGAATGCCAAGCGAGATTGAATGCTATAGGATATGAAAGAGAGCGTAAAGGAGCGCCATATGACAATCCTATGGTTCAGATAGAATTTACTTTGTTTGAAATAGAGTGTAAAACTGAGTTGCTGAAGAAGCTGCTCAATCAATACATATTGAAATGAGCACCCATATCAGTCCACTCACTGGTGAAGTTGTACAATCTGGTGAAAGTTTAGATGTAAGAGGTAATGTATTAACTACTGACACGATCTCAGCATATGAATTGGCACATAAATACAACAAATCAATCACAGCTCTTGTCAATGGTCAATATGTTGGTTGGGGATATACTCCATCTTTCATTCATTTCAAGCACAATAGAGAAGATATTGATGATATTTCAGAGATTACATACTGGCATGACTTTCCACATGGAGAATTTTGCCGATATCATGCAATTGTGCTTATAGCTTGTGGTGGATATGATTCAAAACAATTCTATTCTGATATATCATCAGATCAAGACAATGAAAGATATCTCACTCATGTACGTGGTTCAGTTTTATCTAAGAGTAAAACACAAAAAATTAATTTCAAAACCAGATATAATGAATCTGGATTCACAATAAAAGAAAAAATCTAATGAAAAATTCAAAAATTACTGCTTTACAAAGCAACGGAACGTGGCAAACTAAGAGAGGTGATATAATGTATTCCTTTGAGATCCAGTTTGAAGATGGTCAAGTTGGACAATGCAATGCAAAAACAGAAGAACCACCATATGCAGTTGGTGACAGTGTATTCTATGAGGTCACAAGAACCACAAACTTTGGTGATACACTAAAAGTGACAAAGAATGATCCAGCTGCATTCAATGGAGCACCAAAATCACAAACCACTCAGAAGAATATTGAAAATTCTTGGGCAATTCAGACAGCTGTTCAGATTATCGGAGTATGTCAAGATGAAACATATGATGAATATCTTGAAGGTGTAGCAATTTTAGCTCGGATTTTATTATTAGAACGTGATAACTTAAACTAATGAAAAAGAATAAAAACGGATTCAAATCTTACATAGTTAAGATGTATGGATCTCAAGCGAATATGGCCAGTGCTCTGAAAGTTTCAACGAACACAGTGAACAATTGGGTGCAAAAGAACCCAATGCCACTATTGAAACACTCTCAAACTATCTTGAAACAATGTGATACAACAGCACAAGAGCTGATGTCAGAGGTATTATTTCATAATGAGAATATCAAGTGAAAAGAGATCTTTGCTTCAATACAGAAGCAGCTCAGTTGTATGGTGTAGATGGGGCAATCATGCTCCACCACCTTGCATTCTGGGTGTATAGAAACAAGCTCAATCAAAAGAATGAGATAGATGGACACACTTGGACATGGAACAGCGCATCAGCATTCACTGAGATTTTCCCATTCTGGAAAGATAACCAGATCAGAAGAATCTTGACTAATCTTGAAAAAGATGGAGCTATCATTTCAGCAGTTCATAATCGTGCAAGATGGGATAGAACAAAATGGTACACAATTACTGAAAAAGTCCAGCAATTTTACCAATTCCATAAATCTGAACATGCAAGTAAAGAAATCGTGAAATCGAAGTCTAAGAAAAAGAAAATGGATGTGAAGAAATCTAAACACCAATACCAGATAGTAACTTCAGATAAGACACAGATAGTATATCCATATGAAGAAAAGGAATTTGAAAATATATGGAATCTATGGAAACAAGACCGATCCAATCGTAAAATAAAAAAATACACAAAGGTTGGAGAACAAACTGCTCTCAAGAAATTGCAAGATGAAAGCGGTGGTGATGTAAATACAGCAATAAAAATGATACAAAACTCAATAGCAAATGGATATCAAGGAATCTTCGCAATTAAAAACAACAGAAAACGGAATGCAGCTGTTCAAGGATTCGACAAAGACAAGCTGCTTAATCATCTTGAACAAACTCGTAACTCTTAATCCAGTTCAGGCTTGGCAACAAGGCACTAATGTAAGGACTGCAATGAAATGTGATGAAGTGACAACGTTTGCAGCTTTGTATGCCATCACAAAAGACATGCTTGATTATCTGGAGATGAATAAAACTCTGAGAACGCAAGAAGAAATACAACATGCAGTATCAGTTTTGTTGAATGAATTTCCAGCGTATAAATTGGAGGAATGGAAAATAGTCATGGACAGATTCAAAGCTGGATATTATGGTAATATGTTTGAACGTCTAAAATTGCCAGAATTGAGAGATGCTTTTCTGAAATTTGCTGATGAGAGATCAATCATGATGGAGAATAATTACCATGAGACAAAAAAAATAGAACCAGAGCCATTATCAGATGAGCAAAGAATCATAATGAAGCAGATAGTGAAAGACCTTAAACTTCCAGAAGATGACACAGATTTCAGAGGTCGCTGGAAGCATATTCACCACCCAAACACAACAGAATGAAAATCTTAGTAGCATGTGAAGAATCTCAAGCAGTCACAAAGTATCTGCGAAAATTAGGACATGAGGCATATAGCTGTGATTTGCTGTCATGTAGCGGAGGGCACCCAGAGTGGCACTTTCAAAAAGATGTGTTTAAGGTTATAGAAAAAGGATGGGAATTAATGATAGCGTTCCCTCCTTGCACACATCTCGCGTCAAGCGGAGCACGACACTTTGCAAAGAAGATTGAAGATGGGAGACAGCAGCAAGGAATTGATTTTTTCATGGAGCTAATAAACGCACCTATTCAAAGAATAGCAGTTGAAAATCCTATTGGTGTGATGTCCACAAAATATAGAAAACCAGATCAAATCATACAGCCTTGGATGTTTGGAGATAAAGCACAAAAATCAACTTGCTTATGGTTAAAAAACTTGCCAAAATTAACTCCAACAGATATTGTGGACAAAGGAGAATTTTTTGAGTTCATATCCAAAAAAGGAGAAAAGAAAAGAATGCCTATGTGGTACTATAAAGCTCTGCAAACAGCTAAAACGCCAGAAGAAAGAAGCACACTAAGAAGTAAAACATTTGAAGGTATTGCTCATGCAATGGCAACACAATGGACTACTGACACAAAACAATTAAATTTATTTAAACAAAACACAACACTATGAATAGAGAACAAAAAGAAATCCAGGAAGCAATACACAGAATGAATATGATTATTGATGATGCAAATGTTGTATTAGATCATTTTAAAAGTGGAAAAGGCATCTCAGATCCAACGAAATGTGCTGACAATGTACACACACATCTTTCAAATATTGAGATTGCAATTGACTTGAATGATAATGAATGTTTAACATGGAAAAAATTTACAAAATGAGATATTTAATCAGTGTTCCATTTTATTCAGACAATTTGAAAGAGGTTAATGAAGCAATGGATAAGATAGCAGAATCAATTGAAGTACCATATGTATCAGTTAGCGTTGAAAATGATAAAGGAAAGAGAACATTTATAAATGAAAAAGAATATTAAAATGAAACTCAAACTAATAAGAACCAACAGCAGCGCAAATTCAACAAATGGATTGCTGTATGACATTACATCAGATCCAGAATTTATGTGCTACACTCTTGAAGATGAACCAAGAGAAGTGAAAGTAAAACATGAGACATGCATTCCAGCTGGTGAATACACTCTTGGATTGAAAACTCATGGAAGGTTGCATGACAAATACCAATACAGATTTGCAGACATTCACAATGGTATGATTGAGCTTTTAGATGTGCCAAACTTTACAGATATTTTGATTCACTGTGGCAATACAGACAATCATACTTCCGGATGTTTATTGGTTGGAGATACACAAGAGAACAACAACACAAAAGAATCAGGTTTTATAGGCAAGAGCACAATTGCTTATTTTAGGATCTACAAAGCCATATCTGAAGCAATAATGTCTGGAGAGCACTGCACAATTAATATCACAGATGATGTTATAATATGAGTGAAAGAAGTAAAGCAAAAAATGCTTGTGACAAAGCATTCAGCAGATTTGTGAGGTTGTCATGTGCTGATAAGTATGGTATGATAAATTGTATTACTTGTGATAAGCGTAAAAAATGGGATGAAGTTGATTGCGGTCATTTCCAAACCAGAGCAAAATTATCTGTGAGATGGTTATATGATCCAGAAAACGGATTAATCAACGCTTCTGCTCAGTGTAAACGATGCAATATGAGTAATGGAGGCCATTCTTATCAGTTCGGCAAGAAGATAGATGCTCTGTACGGCTCAGGACAAGCCGATAAAGTCGTTTTCATGTCTAATCAGATACGCAAGTACACAGTGCAAGAGTTAAGGGATATGGCGGCCTCATTTGAAGCGAGAGCAAAAGCCATATTACAAGAAATTTAGGAGACAAATATTGTTTTCTTATATTTGGGGTTGTGGTCAGGAACTACATATCCAAAAATTACGATGCTATTAAAAAAATGGCATGTACTATTGCCAAAAAAAGTCTGATTGATTGTGAGGAATTATGTCACATTGTGATATTGAGTATTTTAGAAAGCGATCAGAGTAAAATTGAGGAACTGATCAAGAAGAAGCAGTTGAGATATTGGTTGGCAAGGATGATGATGAATCAATATAACTCAACCACATCACCATATCACTACACATACAGAAAACCAGCTGAAAGACACAGAGAAGCGAAGCAAGATATTCTGCTGTGGTTTGATTCTGATATTGAAAAGAAGATAAAAGATGAAGAAAAGATTGACTTCATCAATTCTACTCTTTCAGAGATGCCATATTTTGATAAGACAGTAACAGAGATATATTATGAGCATGGCCATTCATTCAAAACTATGTCAGAGGATACTGGCATCAGTAAAACAACTCTTTTCAAAGCATTAAAACGCACAAAAAATGAAATCAAAAAAAAAGCCAAGCAAAGGACTTGGAGACACGATTGAAAAAGTAACAAAATTCACTGGCTTGAAAGCTGCTGTGGAATCCATCTTTGGAGAGGATTGTGGATGTGAAGAAAGGAAAGAGAAATTGAACAAACTTTTTCCATATGGAGCACATATGAGTGCAGAGGATCGTGATCTATATCACCAACATTTGATTAATTGGAAGAAGGGTGGTTCAGTGACTGCTTCACAGCAACATCTTGCCATTGATATTTGGATCAGAAGCACAAACAAGAAAAAGAAGTTTTCCAACTGCACATCGTGTGTAAAGAAATTCTTTGAGGATATTGAAAAACTATATGAAAACAGCTGTGAAAATGACTAAACCTATCAATAAAATATTTGCACATCCAAAAAATCCTCGATTGATTCGCAATGAAAAATATCTGGAGCAAAAAAAGAGCATAGAAGAAACACCTGAGATGATGGATCTGAGGCCAGTGATAATTGATGAAGATGATATCATACTTGGAGGACATCAAAGATGGAGAGCATGTAAGGAATTAGGTTGGAAAGATGTGCCAGTGATGCAATACACCAGAGAGAAACATTTGAAATCTGAATCATTTACTAAATTCAACAAAACATATGAGCTGGTTTGTGCTGAAATAGTAATCAAGGACAATACACACTATGGAGAATTTGATTATGATATGCTTGCAAATGAATGGGATGAATACCCATTATTAGAATATGGTGTGCCAGTCTGGGAAACTGACATGCAAGAGCCAAATTTTAATGAACTGACTGAAGAAAATAATAAACCTCCAACAGTTAAAATAACATTTTCAAATGAAAGTGATTTGTTAGAAGCAGAACATGAAATATCAAATATAGTAAGTAAATATGAAAAAGCATTTTACTCAGTATCATCTGAAAAATGAGATTAGAAAAAGCATCATATAAAGCAATTAAATATGCTTGTTTAAAATTTCACTATGCAAAAACTGTTCCAGTGAGAAATATATCATATTCTGTATTTAACAAAAACAATGAATGGTGTGGAGTTATATGCTATGGGTTGGGTGCTTGTGCTAACTTAGGTAAAAAATACAATGCTGTCTCTGGCCAATTTTTAGAATTAACCAGAATGGCTTTAAATGGAAAACAAGAAAGTACAAGCAAAGCAATGTCAATTTCTATTAAACTTTTGAAAAAGCACAAACCCTTAGTAAAAGTATTAATAAGCTATGCTGACAAAGGTCAAAATCACTTTGGAACAATATATCAAGCAACAAATTGGCTGTTTGTAGAAGAAAGCAAAAGCAGTGGAAAAGAATGTTTCTACAAAGGAAAATGGGTGCATGATAGAGGGCCAAGTTCTTTGCCAAAAGAACAGAGAGAAAAATTGCTATACAGAAAAAAATCAGGTAAATACAAATATATTTTTCCTTTGACAAAAGAGCTTAAAAGAGATTGCCAACAATTATCAAAACCATATCCAAAAAAAGAACTACTTAATTGAGCGATGAGGTCGATTTGAACGCCATCTCTTGACTGGAAGCCAAGTGTGTTACCATTACACTATCATCGCATATATGAGAGCAATATACACCAAGAAAAATGAATAAAACAGAAATAAAAAAGAAAGCTATGATGGAAGCTCTTGAAAAATCACTTGGTGTAGTCACTCAAGCATGTAGGATTGCAAGTGTATCCAGAACGCAATACTATCAATGGTTAAAAGATGATCAAGTATTCAAGAAGCAAACAGATGATATTGCAGAGATAGCAATTGACTTTGCAGAGAGTAAACTTCATTCTCTTATCAGTCAAGAGAACGTGCCAAGCACAATATTCTATCTCAAGACAAAAGGAAAGAAACGTGGATATGTAGAATCTCAAGAAATGACTATCTCAGAACCAAACAAAAAGCCAAGCTGGATTACAAGCGAGGATGAAGCAGAGTAAATCATATTATGACTGTAAGAACTGTGATACTCGTATCCAAGTACATCAAGGAGGAACGAGATCGGGCAAGACGTATTCAATATGTCAGGCATTGATTGAGTGGTGTGTGAACAATAAGAACTCTGGATGGGTAATTACGATCATAAGAAAGACCATGCCGAGCTTGAAAGCGAGTGTGATGAGAGATTTTTTTCAGATATTAGAGAATGAAGGATGGTATTCTCCTGCTCATCATAATAAAAGCAACTCACAATATATTTTGTTTGGTAATATGATTGAATTTGTTTCAATCGATATGCCCCAGCGCATCAGAGGTAGAAAAAGACACATAGCTTTTTTGAATGAGTGCAATGAATTAACCTTTGAAGATTTCACTCAGATAATTTTGAGAACGTCTGAAATAGTAATCATGGATTTTAACCCCAGCGATGTATTTTCATGGATATATGATAAAGTAATGACGAGAGATGATTGCAGTTTTTTCCAAACAACATATCTGGACAATCCATTCTTGGAAGAAAACACAATAAAAGAGATTGAATACCTAAAATTAACGGATGCAAATTATTGGAGAATTTATGGATTGGGTGAACGTGGTTTGAACATCGCTGCTATCTTTCCACATTTCAATCAAGTGGATGAGATACCAGATCGCGCACAATTTATTTCATTTGGTTTAGATTGGGGATTTACAAATGATCCAAGCGCACTCATATCAGTGTATAAAGATGGGTTGGATCTATATGCTCATGAACACTTGTATGAAACTGGATTGACAAATAATGATTTGATAAGAAAGATGCGAGAAATGGGAATTGATAGGCAAGAAATAATTGCCGATTCTGCTGAACCGAAATCTATAACTGAACTCTCACGACAAGGATTCTTAATCAAAGGTGCGAAGAAAGGTCAAGACAGCATCAGATTAGGAATAGACGTAATGAAACGACATAGAATAAATATAAGCAAAGAAAGCACTAATCTAATAAAAGAGATGCAGTCATATAAGTGGAAAACAGACCGAGATGGCAACCAAATCAATGAACCAGAAAGCGGAAACGATCATGGAATTGATGCGCTGAGATATGTGTGTTTGAATAAGCTCATGGAAAACTACTCTGGCAAATATTACATATCATAATGAAATTAACAGTACCTTCAGATGAAGTTCTATGTAATGAATGCGAATCTTTTATAAAGCACTACGCTAAAGAGCAAGTGATTAAGGAGTTAAGTGATTGGGTTCAATTCACGAAATCAATCAAGCCATCTGTGCTAAGTATGATGAAAGATAGAATCAAAGAACTTAAACAGAAGAAAGTGAATGAACTCACCTAATAGCATAACTAAAAGTGAATAAAATGAAAATAACAGTACCTACATCAGTTGCAGATATTACAGTAAAGAAATGGATTAAACTTTCCAAGACAGATGATGTGGTTAAGCGAGTAGCAATCCTCTGTGACATAACACCTAAAACAGTCAAGAGAATGACTATTGAAAGCATGGAAACTGTGAACTCATTGCTGGAAGAATTAGAAGATCCAAGCCAGACTGAGTTTGAGTTGTTTCCAATCATAGAAATTAAAGGAGAAAAATATGGTATACATCCAAACCTCTCAGAGCTTACTGTTGGAGAGTATGCTGATCTGGAGACAGCATGCGAAGATTCGGATGAGAACTTGCTTCAGATACTCTCTATTCTGTACAGAAAGGTCACACACGAATCACAAGACTTCTATCAGATAGCTCCATACACTGGAAGCGAAAACAGAAAGATATTCAATGAGATGAAAATGGACAAAGTTTTCTCACTACTCGCTTTTTTTTTGAATATAGGTCTGACCTTTATGAAAGATTCAGTGCGATCTTTGGAGGCGGTGGAGAGGTAGGTTCTTCAATGGCAAATAAATGGGGTTGGTTCGCTTCAATCTATCATCTGGCGGGTGGGGACATATTAAAAATTGAGGCCGTTACAGAGCTTAAAATTGAACAAGCATTCACTTTTTTGTGTTACGAATTAGACCTTTCTATATCTAAGAATAACAAAGACATAATCAAGTAAGATGGAAGCAAATCAATCAGAAACAACTCTATTCAAATTGTTGAAAGCATTTGATACATACGGAGCAGATAACGCACAAATTAACAGCACTGTAATTGGACCTATTGAAGAAATGGATGTAAAGAAAATGGATTCAACTCTTTTTCCTTGCTTATTTGTTAATCCAAGTTCTGCGTCAATTGATAAAGGTGAAGCAGAAATTTCACTTGAAATAATTGTTGCAACATTGCAACCAAGTGATTTGGAAGATCGTGCTTATGTTTTGAGCAATATGTTCTACATAATGAAAGATATCATTGCAATGGGGTATAATCACGCATACGATGATGATCTTTTCATTACCAGATGCACAATGGAATTACCAGTCAGTTTAGATCCCTTCATGGTCCGATTTGAAAATATGCTGATTGGATGGTCTGCAATGGCAAATTTCTCAGTAGATAATACAAATGATGTTTGCTTAATACCAATGAAATGATCACAATGATGATTGACAATGTGAAGTACGATGCACCACTCACTACAAAGATAATGCATGATGTAGCAATGAGATGGAAGAAGAATGCACTTCAGATGTTAAGGAGACAAGGACACAGAGCAACTGGAACACTGGCCAACTCAATGAAATTGGAATGGGAGTTGAATCAAGATAAAGATGAGTGGACAATTGAACTCACTCCGGATGTTGATTATTGGCAATATGTAGATTCTGGTGTTGATGGAGTAAACAAGAAATATAGTCGGGAGACTTTCAAATTCCTAAACACAGATACCAGAACATTCAGATTCACAAATAAGAAACCACCACTAAAAGCTATCATGGGATGGTTAAAAGTGAAAGGATATCAAGGACGCAATGCTAAAGGACAATTCATAACAGATAGATCATTTGGATTCTTAGTACAGAGAGCAATATTTCAAAGAGGATTAAAACCATCATACTTCATATCTAAAACTGGTAATAACATACTGAAGAAATACTCAGATCCAATTGCTTCTGCTGTTGGTCAAGATGTTGCAAATATCATAACCAAGATATTGTAATAAAATAACAGAACCGAACATATATAAAAATGGCATACATCGTAGAACAACAACCATCTGAAACAGCTCTCACCAGCACACTACATCCAACTATCTTCACAGTCTCTGATGTGGGATATAGTGGATATAAATACAGATTCGCATTAAAGGTGAAAGATGATGCTGGAACAATCTTGACAGTATTAGCATTGCAACCAAATAATAATGAAGCAGCCACATTCAATATCGCTCAGGTATTAGATAGCTATGTAAAGACAACTGAGATACAAATTCCACTCACTGATTCCAGTCATTCAATTCATCTGTTAGGTGCTAAGGTATTAACTCAGGTGTGTGCAAAGGGAGCTTTCACAGCAAGAAAATTTCTTGTAGATCTTGGATACATTAAGGCAACCACAGCTTCAGGAGCAGTATCATATACAGCAGCAGATACTGATAACAAAGTATTTGCATTAAGATGGTCTGGTCATACATCAGACTTTGCAGATTGGAGTGATGTTAAGTTGAATGGAGATCTGATATCTGCGTTCTCAGATAATGCTCCATCATATAATACTTCTATGCTAAGTGAAATTCCTTTGAGTGGAACTGCAACATGGCCATCAGGATTGAATGCTTTATCAAGTCTATTCAAAGACAATGTGACTATGACATCATTCAGAACATTAGCAACACCAACTGGAACTGCTACTGGATATGATCTGGATCGTAATCTAAATTACTATAAAATTAGAGTAATGAATGGAGCATCTGAAGTTGGTATTTATGACATAAACATTGCAACCTCTGGTGGAGTGGCATCTGGTTCAGTTGGATCAGATAGCATGATATCATTTGTAGGAGTTGGCCCGATGAACTTAAAATCACAAACTGCAAATGCAAGTCTTGCCACAGCGATCAACGGCACTTGGACTTATTATGATGTGGTTGCATATACAACCAGTGGCTTATCAACAGCATATCAACTGTCTGGAATATACAGATACACACAAGTTGATGCACCTTGCTTATATGATGCATTCACAATTGGATTTCAAAACAGAGCTGGAGCATATGACTACATTGATGTATTAGGAGCACAAACCAACAGCACCAAAGTAACAAGCAAATCAAAGTATGTAGGCAAGTCGGGAAACTATCTTGATACGAGTACATCAGTTGATTGGGCATCGTATGGAAGGAATGGAGGCACTACATTCAGAGATGTAAGATCTAAGAGAGGCATGAAAGTATCAACTGGCTGGTATGATGAAAGCAGAGATGTATTGATGGAATCATTGATAGTATCACGTAAGGTTGTTATGATAAATAGTAAAGGAGACATAATACCGATTGTTATTAAGGACACAAACTATCTGGAAAAAACGAGCTTGAAAAATAAGCTATTCGCGTATGATCTGAATATTGAATATGCAAAAGAAAGAATATCATGATTGAGCTTCAAGTAAGAAATGGAGATCTTTATGATTGGTTTCCTTTGGAACTTTCTGAGGATGCTGCTATACCTTTAACATATAGCTTTGCAGATCCAGAGAAGTTGATGAGCAGAGAAGCACCCTATTCAGGAACTTTTCTACTACCATTCTCAAACATAAACAATGATTTCTTTGAGAACTATTTTATGATAGACCTATCACAAGGATCATGGAGCACCGATATTTTCAAGCCAGAGAATCCAGTTCAATGCACTCTGTTGAATGATGGTGTTGCTTTGATAGAAGGAGTATTGCAATTATTAAGCGTATCTAAAACTGGACAAACGTATGAATGTGCTATCAGTGGAGGTGCAGGTGATCTATTCACTCAGATGGGCAATACTAAGCTGAGAGAAGTATTTGCAAATCCAACAGATTACCAGTATGATAATACATCAGCAAATGTCATTGCTTCATGGACAACTGATATAACAGATGGTAATGTTGGATCTGGTGTGCTTCGTATTCCATTAGTAGATAAGGCACTCAGTCAAGGAGGGCGGTTGTATGGTGATTTCGGAGTTGATGAAGGTGTATTCACTTCAAACTATTTACCAGCTACTCACCTCCTACCTTTCATGCAGATAGAACATATCTTCAGAAAGATACTATTTCACTTTGGCTTCTCACTTTCGAGTACTTTTATGGCAACTTCAATCTGGGCAAATTTGTACATGAGTTTAGGCAATGGAGCTAATGGATTGAAAACAACTCCATACTATGGATTCAAAGCTGGATTGACATCAGATATCACAGCTGGATCTGGTGGTGAAACTTTTGTGCTACCATTCAACACTACTTCTGGATCGGATCTATATGATCCAGACAATCACTTTGACGAAACATCATATTCTTTTATTGTGCCAAGTGATATGTGGGCAGTGTTTGATTTCTCATTTGAAGTAGATAATTCATCACAAGCAGACTTCTGGGGAATTTTCAATGTTGAATTAAACTCATCTGATACAGTTCTTGCAAGTTTCGGATGGTCAATGGTGCAAGGAAGTCCAATAACACAACCATTCTCATATACAATGCCACAATCGGTATTCTTGGAATATGGAATGGAGATTCAACTTACAATCACAACATATATGGAAGGTTGTGTAATTATAGCAGATCCAACAACAACATTCTTCAGATGGTTATCATATGAGAGCACACCGATAAGTGGTGAGCCAGTTGATACGATTGCTAATATGCCAGATATCACATGCGCTGCATTTGTGAAAGACTTAGTACAGAGATACAATCTTACTCTATTACCATCTACAAGTCCACAAGAACTCATATTAGAGCCATTAAGCGACTATATTGCATCGGGTGATGTATTGGATTGGTCTGAGAAATTAGATCACTCACAACCGTTTGTTGTAAAACCAGCCACAGAACTCAGAAGCAAAGATATCATATTCAATGACGGAGTAGATAAGGACTGGCCGAATCAATATCAGTTCACAGAATATGGAACTCCATTAGGTCAATACGGATACAGATCAGATGATACATATGCAGTTGGAACACATCAGAACAGCTCAGTATTTGGAGCAACAGCAATTCAACAGCTACCAACAGCAGATTGGAACTCAGTTGATGCAAACACGATAATATATCCACGTTTGTTTGGAGAAAGCAATGGCGCTCAAATACCAGTAGCACACAAACCAAAGATATTGTACTGGAATGGAACACAAACTACTGGAGGTCAAAGTATATACATAGGAACTACATCAACAGCGGTTTATGGATGTATGACACCATTTCACACGCTACCAATAACAGATTCAACACAATCAACATATTGGAGGCATACATTAAAACAAGCATCTGGATCACCTTTGATTGGTCAAAATTATGCACTTGGATTGGCCAGATCTTATTGGAGTGAATATCTACAACAGATATATTCAGAGGATGCAAGACTTGTGTTATGCCAGATAGCTATCACTCCAGCAGATATGAATCTCTTGACATTTGATGATAGGATTTTCATAGATGGAATATATTATAGAGTGATTGAGATAAGTGGATACAATCCAGTTGATCCAAAACCAACACCAGTGAGGTTGATGAAATTGATAGATATCGGAGCTGTGACTTTGTTTCCTGATGATCAGTGTGTTTTGAATTATGTATCTTCAAACATAGATGGTACTACAAATTGGGTTGATGCTTCTGGAGTGGCTCAGAATCCAACTCTTGCATGTTGCGAAGCAGAAGGATTAACATATGCACTTGATGGTACTACACCTGAATGTTGGTGGGATTGGCATTCAGATGGACATGATCCAGATATAACAGATGCACATCTACACGATGGAAAAAAAGATATAGGTTCAGGTGTTTCAGGAATACCAACGAGATCATTCTTTCCACAAGTACCAATTCCAGTTGGATCACAACAAGGAACACATCTACTCAGACAAAGCTCCAAGAATTTCAATATGGCTTGGTCACAGAATGGAACAGCAGCATATGTGAATAATACACTGAATGAAGGCATGGCATCTTCTATGGTCTTTCAATTGATGTGTGTTACAAATAGCACCACTGCTGTTGTGGCTGGAGTAGAAGGAAAATTGATAAGTGACATCATAATACCTATCAATTCAACAGCTCACTTTAAGATCAATGCTCTGGGAGTGATATATGCAGCAGCAACATTACCAATAGGAGGTACATACTTCGTATCTCAATCCATTGTGCTCAAAAATATCAATGGAGTAATATCTACAATTTCAGATACAGTGGTTGAGAGCAATCGAGATTCTGGATTGGCTGATCCAACTGTTTCAATAGCTCATGTGAGTGCATCAAAAAGAGATTACGTGCTGGATATTTCAGTAACGGGAGAAGATGATGTGAATACATCTTGGGTAATGGATGTGAATGTTACATATATGAATATGAGCAGCAGTTCATCAATCGTGAATTTCGGCTTAATGACTGAAGCAAATGATTTCTTCGTATTAGAGAATAAGACTAAACTGGTAACAGAAGCAGCATGAGAAAAAACTATATAAAAAATATGTTCATCACAGTTCCTAAAATTATCAAACTTGGAACTATGTCAGATTCTAAAACATATACAAAAGAGACAATTCGCTTTTATGGATATTATGAAGAAACTGGATTCTCAGGATTTTTCAAGAAAGTATACATGGGTATAAAAGCCAGATTCAATGTCTAAGACAGCCACAGTCAAACTCAAAACTGAAGGAGTAACACAACTCACTTCAGAGCTAAACAAAGCTGCAAAAGCAGCTGACAATCTGGAAGATTCACTTGATGATACAGCAGAAGCAGCTGATGATGTAGGTGATGCATCTACTCAGATGAGTGGAGGGTTAGATCGCATGTCTGGTGGCCTGATAGGTATGTTCAAGGGAGCTGTGAAAGGAGCAAAGACATTTGTGCTTGGGTTGAAAACAATGAAAGGTGCTATGATAGCAACTGGAGTTGGTGCGCTGGTTATATTGGTGGGATCTCTGGTTGCTTATTTCACGAAAACTAAGAAAGGAGCTGAGTTGCTAGAAGTTGCAACAGCAGCTCTTGGAGTAGTTATGGGAAAAATTACAGATGTTTTGTCTGATATGGGTGAAATTATGGTTGGAATCTTCACAGATCCAGTTCAATCAATTAAAGACTTCGGAAAGTTCTTGAAGGAGTTTGTGATGGATCGTGTTCAAAATCTTATGGATGGACTTGGTTTTCTTGGTTCAGCAGTTTCAAAGCTATTTAAAAGAGACTTTGCTGGAGCTATGGCTGATGCAAAGAAAGGAGTTGAGAATCTTGCAATGGCTAATCCAATGATAGCAGCCACTGTTCTTGTTGTGGGTGAGTTAGTTGATAAAACAAAAGAGCTTTATGATGAAACAAAGAAAGCTGTTGAAGCTCAAAATGATCTAACAAAATCAACTCAATTATTACGACAAGCAGAAAGGGATTTGATAGTTGATGAAGCAGCGAAACTTGCCATAATAGCAAAACAAGAGGTGATTTCTAAAGACATCACAAAGAGTTATGCAGATAGAATTGCAGCAAATAAGAAAGCACAAGAAGCTGAAGCGTCTGTACATGCTCAGAGAGTTGCGAATGCAAAAGAAGCACTGAGGATTCACCAAGAAGAAATGGGTTTGACTAAGAGCTTAGAAGAAGATTATCAGCGTGAAGCAGAACTCATTGCAGCAGTAACAAATCTGGATACACAATCAGCAAAACTCAAGAAGAAATTTGTGGTTGAAGAAGGTATGTTGCGTGAACAGATGGCTGCTGAAAAGAAAGCAGATGATGATGCAGAGGCTTTAAGGATTGACACATTGAGAAAAGCAACACAATCAGCACAGCAGAATGAGATTGATGTGATTGCAGCGAAGTATATTACTCTGAATGAGATGGCACAAGGGAATGCTGAAATTGAGAAAGCATTGAAGGAGAAACAAGATGCAGAGCTACTTGCCATCACAGAAAAATATGCTGTAAAAGAAGAAGAAGTTGAAAAAGAGAAGGAAAAAACCAAACAAGAATTAAGGCAAGAAACCATTGATGCTACTCTTGCAATGACAAATGCAGCATTCTCATTATTCGCTGCACTGGATCAAGGACGCGAAGATGATGATAAGAAAACAGCGAAGAAAAGATTTCAGAGAGCAAAGAAGATGCAGATTGCTGCTGCTGTTATGAGCACTGGATCAGCAATTGTTGCAGCACTTTCCGCACCTCCAGTAGGATTGGGAGTTCCAGCTGGTATACCCGGATCAATAGTTGCAGCATTAACTGGTGCAGCTTCAATTGTTTCAATAGCTAAGACTAGATTCGATTCTGGTGATACAACTGTACCAGATGGACCAGCTCCACCAAGAGCAGAAAATCTCACATCAGCATTAGTACCAGATACATTTGCACCCAGTTCAACATCACCAACAGATACAGAATCCTTAATAGATAAACCAGTGAAAGCATATGTTGTGGCTCAAGATATGACATCACAACAACAACTAGATGCTAACTTATTACATCACGCAACATTATGAGAACAATTGAATTATTAATAGATGAAGAAATGGAGCTGTCAGGAATAACTGCTGTCAGTTTAGTACGGTTTCCAGCGATAGAGGAAAATTTTGTTTTCTTTAATCGTGGAGATAAATATGTTATGGCAAAAGTCGATGAAGCAAAAAGGATGCTAGTCGGGCCAGCACTCATTCCAGATAAAATGATTGCTAGATATGACGAAGAAGAAGATGAAGAATATGAAGTTTTCTTTTCAGCTGAAACAGTCAGACAAGCATCACAGCTTTATATGAGAGAAGAAAAAACCAACTCACACACATATGAGCATGTTGATGATATCTCAGGATTGACAGTTGTAGAATCATGGTTGATTGAAGATCCAAAAAGAGATAAAGCTGCTTTATATGGATTTGATCTACCAATAGGAACATGGATGTTAGCAATGAAAATTTGGGATGAAAATATCTGGAATGCTATCATTGAAAAAGATGTTCGCGGTTTCAGTATTGAAGGATATTTCACAGATGAATTGGTGAAAGCACAGAAGCTGGAAAGAGTGCCATGTCCAAACTGCCCAAAAGATACAGAAACTCTTGAGCAATTGAAATCACTTGTATTAGAAGAAATGGAAGCTGTATTCAGTCTTGATGGAAAACCTCTGTGGAGTACGATTGAAGAAGCAGAGTTGTATGGAGAGCTATTCAATAGATGTATTGGATACCATGAGCATACAGTTGATGATATCGTGCTCTATATGGCTTGTGATAGTCATGAGACAAATGATAAAACACCATCACAAACAAATGCTCCATCATCTAGTAAATCACCAGCACCAAAACCACCGAGTAAACAATCACCCACTTCAAAGTAATAGCAAAGGGAACGGATTTAAGAAATTTATATATGTATTTGAACAAGTAATATCATGAGCAAAACAATTGACAAGATCAGAGGGTTGTTAAACCTTCCAAACCTCACCAAATTCTATGCTGAAGCAAGATTGGATGATGGTCGCTTAGTAGTAACAGAAGCTGAATCATTAGCTGTTGGAGTAGAGATCAGTGTGATGTCTGATGAGGGCAATGCAGACTATCTTGATGATGGTACATATGCTCTTGAGGATGGAACAGTACTTGTTGTTGCTGAAGGTCGCATAACACAATTAGGTGAAGATGAACCAGAAGCAGAAGAAGAAGTTGATGTTGAAGTGGAGATGGCTGAAGGTGATGAAGCTGATGTACAAGATTGGGATGGTATGGAGAAACGTATTCAGAATCTTGAAGATGCTGTTGCGGATCTCAAGCGAGAAAAAGAAGGAGGTGATGATGAAGTATCTGAAGAACTGAGTGAATTATCTTCTGAAATTAATGCAGCATTTGAGCACATGATGGAACGTCTTTCAGCTATTGAAAACGAACCAGCTTCTCAAGGTGTGAATCACTCACCGACAAAAAATAATAGTAAGGACATGAATCAAGAAACCTTTTCATCTTTGAAAACTGGAGACCGAGCACATGCAATCATTTCAAACTTCGCAAAAAACTAAAATGAAGTATATTAAAAAAACCTCATTCAACGCAGAGGAAAAAAGTGTTGCAAATAAGTATGAGTTTGATGGCCCGACATTAACTTCCCCAACATACGCTGGAGAGTTAGCTTTGCCATTCGTAAGTGCTGCTTTGAAAAGTGGAACTACATTAGCAAATGGATACATCAGAACCATTGATGACGTATATTACAAAGCTGTTATCAATCAAATTGCTGGAGCTTCATTAATAGCTGATGCAACATGCGATTTCACAGATGCTGGATCTGTAACAATTACAGAGAACGTATTGACTACAAAAGAACTAGCTGTCAATATTGATCTTTGCAAAAAGACAATGCGACAGTCATGGTTAGCATCTGAAACTGGAAACAGTCTCAATTCAAATATGCCAACAGCATTCACAGATTATGTCATTGGACATATCGCTGGATTAGTTGCTCAACAAGTTGAGAATGATATCTGGACTGGTGCTGATGGAACAGCTGGAGAATTTGAAGGATTCACAACAGCTACAACTGGAATCTTAGTCACAGATTCAACTGTGAATGATGTAACATTGACAACAACTTTCTCAGCTTCAAATATCGTTGCAGAATTTATGAAAATTCTTAATGTAGTCACATCTCCAGTTCTTGGAAAAGCAGATTTCGCATTGTACTGTTCTCCAAAGACTTTATTC